AGATAATAAAATTCAAAAAGCACTAGACAATCCATTAGCCAAATAATTATAAGGATAAGTCGGGATGAATGATAAAAAATTATTCAAGTGGGTAATACTGTTATTACTGTTACCTATTGGATTGGCATATTTTGGTGGCGATCGTTTTCGTTATCCATGCCAAGATCCAAAAAATTGGGACAAAGACTTTTGTCAAAAACCACTATGTGATGTGACACGAACATGTCCAGAGCATGTATTTAAGGGTGGTAGAGATCCAAGACTTGGACCTCCACCAGATCAATTACCACAAGGTACACCTAGTGCACCAACACCAACTACAGGAGTGAATTGCAAATGAGCGAACCAGTATTCATGTATACAGAAGAGCAGTTAATGGCTCGTCTAAAATTCTTTATTGGAATTTGTTTAGCACTAACATTAACAGGAATCGTGTTTGTGGTTCTATATTCTATTATTTTCGTGACACAACCATTAAACGCTATTAGTCCTATCGACCAGAAGTTCTTTGAGTTGATCATCCCTATTGCTACATTCTTGACTGGTACTCTATCAGGTATTATGCTTGCAGGTGGTGATAAGGAAGCACAGAAAGAGGCACTAAAGGCAGCAAATGCAGGGTGGACTCGTCCACCATCACCAACTACACCAACACCACCAGCAGGTGGTACTCCACCACGACCAATGGGTGCAGCAATTGGTGGTATGGTAAGTGGAATTGCAAGTGGTGCTACTGGTTTTGGTATGGGTACTCCACCTCAATTAATGACTCAGATGCCAGAACTAGAGCCTGGAGATCCGACTCACAGAAACTTTAGAAATGATTAATCCTTTCGACTTTTGGGTGTGGTGGGCGATACAAGCGTATTACCTACCATACATGGTCATCGGAGGACTTAGTAAGTAAGTACTAACTTACTTTCACGTGCAACCCCTGTTAGATACAGGGGTTTTTTCATGCAAAAAGTTGTTGTCTTTAATTGCAAATTAGGGCATAATAGAAGTATGAAAAGTGAAAAAGGAGTTGCAATGAAAGGTTCTATTCGTCTCGTTATCGGTTTCTTTCTAGTGTTCGGTGCTGTTGGTGGTATGGACACAGTACCTGATGCGTTGTTGGAGCAGGTTGCAGTTGCAATCGTTGGTCTTGGTTTTATGTACTCTGGCACTAAAGCGATGGAGCGTGTATAATGTCTTTTGAAGAAATCAATCTGGTTTGTGTTGAGATTGCACAAGAGGAAGCAGAACAGCGTATGAATGAATACGCTGATGAGTTGGAAGAAGAGTTGCTCAATCTTGAGTTGGAAAAGCAGTATGAGATGATGTCACATGCTTACGAGTTGGAAAACTTTTCTCCCTTTGATACAATTAACAGTTGAGGTGAATATGAAATACGGATTTTATAATGGTAAACAATATGATGAACGACATGGTGGAGCATTCGATCGTGGATCTGCTGATTCTTACTATCATCGTGGTCGTCGTCCACATTACTATGTAGGTGGAACTGGTACAAGTCAAGAAATTACTGATTTGACACCAGAGGAAATTGAAGCATATCATGCTGGTTATGATTACAATGAACAGTATGGTGATAAGAAAGATTGGGGTTAATATGTTGGCTTACTGTGATTACATCGCTAAAGTGATTAGCGACTCTTTGAAGGATGACTCCCTCAAAATGTTCTCACATATTGATAATGTTGGGAAAACTAGATGGGACTTGTCCGATGATGGGCAGTTTCTTTCTACAAAGAAAACTCTGTCTGTTGTAGACAGAAATGGTAAAATTTATCGTGTGACTGTTGAGGAAGTTAAATGACAGAGATTTTGAAATGGGTAGGAACTGCACTGACGATTGCTGGTGCAGTTGCTACCGCACTGGCTATTGACCCATTGAATGTGTATTTGTTCAATGCAGGTGCACTGGTGTGGTTGTGGGCTGCAACTCGGATGAAAGAGAAAAGTCTGATTGTAGTGAACGCTGGACTGTTAGCAGTTTATATGTTTGGTGTTTTTTATAGGGTGATGTAATGAATGAGATTGATAAAGAAGTATTGCTAATTGCACAAGAAGAATGTGCAGAAGTAACACAGGCAATTAGTAAAGTTTTTCGATTTGGATTCGACTCTGAACACAAAGGTCGTACCAACAAAGACCGACTCGAAGAAGAAGTTGGTGACTTGGTTTGTATGCTTGATCTAATGCGTGAGAAGGGTTTGATTCGTTGGGAAAACGTGGTTGATGCGTCAGAGAAGAAACGCACTAAACTGAAAACATGGAGTAGCATAAGATGATTCAGATAAATAACCTTTCACAATATGAAGTCGAAATGCTCGATCATATGTGGACTCTGGAAACTGAAGAAGAATTTTTCGAGTGGTATAATTTACTGGATGAGGAAGACCAGAAACTTGCAGATTACTTGCAAGAAATGATCATCCTTGCTCATGCAGAAGAAACGATTGAACAGACACAATATAAAGACGCAAAGGAAGTATTAAAGAAATTTGCTTTACAAAGGTAAACCATGTATAATAAGACTCTCAAACCTAGAAATCCTATTGCAAAGGATCTTCGCACTCCAAAGTATCGCATGCGTACAGTGGAGAGTAAGGTTAAGTACATTCGCAACCCTAAACACAAAAAGGAGTCTTATGAACAGAACGTATGAGATCTATCGAGAAGGTCTGATGAGAACTATTACATTTAAAGAGCATAATGTAGGCACGTCTTATGAGACCATTGAGTTCAGCGTTAAACAAAAACTAACTGACGAAAATGGTAAAGTTATTGTTGATAATGGACACACATACTTCTTTACACAAAGAGAATTTACAGAATTTTTTATGCCAATTGTTAATGATTTGAAAGCGAGACATGATGAAAACAATACCAGCCAATCAAACACCTGAATTTCAAGAATGGTTAAGAGGACTACTCCATGATAACTCTGCAAAAAATTTGTGCGTTGTGTTTACCAAGAAAGATGGTACAGAACGAGAAATGCGATGTACCCTCAGCGAATCAAGAATTCCCTCAGAGAAACAGCCTCAATCGAAAGAGACAAATAGCGAGACTTCTGGATCCGCACTTAGGGTCTTCGATGAAGAAAAACAAGAGTGGAGGTCGTTCCGCTGGGACTCAATCAAAGAAGTGAGATTTGATTTATGATTAACTTGAAACCTACCAATACCAATATTTTGATTATTCTGCTTTTAGCAGTTGCAGTTCTTTTCGGTGCACCAATTGCTTTTATTTGGTCACTGAATACTCTATTTCCTGCATTGGCGATCCCATATACACTTGAAACTTGGTTGGCTGCATTTTTAATTCCGTTGGCATTTAGGGCTAACGTAACTGTGAATAAGGATAAATGATGAACATCACACCTGAACAAAAACAAGATCTGCAGAAAGCAGTGCAAGAAATTTCCAATTCAATGACACGCATGGAAGCAGAGCGTGATTTGATTAAGGAAATTGTAAAAGATCAATCAGATCAACTACAGATTCCAAAGAAAGTTATCTCCAAGATTGCAAAAACTTTTCACAAGCAAAATCTTGCACAAGAAGTTGCAGATCATGAAGAGTTTGTGGAACTGTACGAGAAAGTCACATCGAAATAACCCTACACCCTGTGGGGTTATTTGCAAATAGTTGTTGTCTTTAATTCCCTTTTGATGTATAATATATACTATTAATGGAGGTTACAAACCTATGGCAACAACGAAACGTCGTATTAAAGGTCATGCCATCCTTGCATCCCGCAAGGAAACGATGGCTAATGAACCTAGTGTCACTCTTGACAACTACAACAACAGTCTCAATTCAGCACTGTCATGGTATACAGAGCATGCAACCGAGAAACAACTTCGGAAGTTTGCTCTGGAATACTTTGCCAAACTTGGCAAGAAAGCAGAAGTGCTGGCTATCAACAAAGCAAGCGATTCAGAAATCCGACAGCTGGCAATCATCTGTCGTCTGAAGACTCGTGAGCAATTCCTCACAGACAAGCACGTTGATTTTATCGACAACACTGTTGAAGCACTTGTCGTTAAATACAAAGTCGTTAAGGAGAAGAAAACAGAAGTGGTTAAACCCACTAATGTTATCTCCATTCAGCAACGCATGGATGAGAAAGCACACGAACTCGCTGGTGAGATCGAAGGTGCTATCGATGACTTTGTGTTGTCGAAAGGTAAAACGACATTCTCTGCTAAAAATTATCTGCTGTCACAATCAGTTGCTGCACCCATCGCTAAAAAGATCGGTGAGATGTTTGTTGGATTGCATGACGAACTCGCTGAAGCAATTGATGGTGAGGATGAACAACTCGTTGAGGGTTACTCAAACTTCACGAAGCGAGAGCTAAAAGCATTCCACAAGTTTGTGGGTGAGATTATCACTGACTGCCAACAGACTGTGCAGATTGCTAAAGCGACTCGTGCACCACGTAAGCGTAAAGCGACTCCACCTAGCAAGGTTGTCGGTAAACTGAAGTATATGAAAGAGTTTGCAGAACTTAAACTCAAGTCATGTAAACCAGAGGACATTCTGGCTGCATCAGAACTTTGGGTGTACAATACGAAATATCGTAAGGTGCAAGTCTACAAAGCAGAGATGGGTACTCTTGGTGTCAAAGGCACATCTGTGCTTGGATTCAGCATCAAAGATTCACAGTCATACACACTACGTAAACCAGAAGAATTCTTTAAGAATACTGCAATTGGTAAGCGTGGTTTGAATGCAGCAATTAAGAAACTTACTACAAAACCTACTACGCCAAATGGTCGTATCAATGAAGAGTGTATTCTCCTTGGAGCATTTTAATTATGATTTTAGTTGACTATTCACAGGTGGCACTTGCTGCCATCCTCACTTTCCAGCGAGAACTCAAAGGCACAGAGTCTGAGGTTAAGAATCTCATTCGTCACGTGACTCTTTCTACACTGAAGTCATACAAGAAAAAGTATGGCAAAGAGTATGGAGAACTGGTCGTTTGTTGCGATGGACGTAAATATTGGAGACGAGATGTCTTCGAACATTACAAAGCCAGTCGCAAAAAGATGCGTGATAACTCTGATCTTGATTGGCATCTGATCTTTGATACACTCAACGAGATGCGTCAGGAAATCGCTGAGCACTTTCCATGGCGAGTAATGCATGTGGATCGTGCAGAAGCAGATGATATCATTGCAGTGTTGACTGAGTGGGTGCAGAATAACGATCTGATGAAAGTCGGATTGACTGAAGAGCCACAGAAGATTCTGATTCTATCTTCGGACAAAGACTTCAAGCAGTTGCAGTTGGCTCCATTCTCGTCAGGTAATGTGCGTCAATGGTCACCGATGCAGAAGAAATACATTCAAGCATCAAAGCAGGAAATCATCGACTTCACTGTTGAACATATTGTCAAAGGTGATACAGGAGATGGTATTCCAAACATTCTATCAAAGGATGATGTGTTTGTTACTGGTAATCGACAGACACCAGTAAGTGCCAAACGATTGGCAGAGTTTTTTGAGAAGGGTATTGCTGCATGTCGCACTGATGAAGAAAGACGTAACTGGAGTCGCAACGCTAAGTTGGTTGCATTCGATAACATTCCAGAAGAAGTTAAGAAATCTATTGTTGATGCGTACATAAGTAGTAATCCTAAGGGAGATAAGATGACTGTGATGAATTATCTCATGGAACATCGTTGTCGTTTATTGTTGGACGAAATTGAGGACTTCTAATGAAAAAGTATCTTGTAGAAATGTTGAAAGAGATTAACGAAGATCCGAAATCAATTGACAAATATAAAAGTGAGTTTCTGTTGAAAGCACTATTTGCTCATGCGTTTTTGGATAGTCATAAATGGCTATTACCAGAGGGTGAACCACCATTCAAACCTGCAGCTGAACCGATGGGTATGACGGAAACGAATCTGTATACAGAAGCACGCAGATTATATGTGTTCATGCGACCAGATTTAACTGCTCTAAAAAGAGAAGGTATGTTTATTGGTTTATTGGAAGGTATTCATCCTGACGAAGCGAAAGTAATTATTGCAGTTAAGGATCAGAAGTTGCAAAAACTCTATCCTAAGATTACACACAAACTCGTATCGGATGCAGGATTCATTCCTCCACCTGCAAAGAAAGGTGTTGACAAAAATACTTAATTGTAGTATAATTATATTATGGAAAAGCCTACTAGTGAATTCTTTGCAACATTGGGACAATATGTCTACAAATACATCGACAACGATGGCAAACTGCTTTATGTTGGTAAGGGAAATGGAGATCGTTGCCTTGCACACTTAAAGGACAAGGGATTCTTGCTTCAACACTGCTATATTGTTGCAAGAAATCTCGAGTTGTTCAGTGGTAAAAAAGATGGTGAGTCTTTCCTACTTGAGTCTTATTTGATTGCAACTGAAAACCCCGAAACGAATTCTGTTTCTGGTCACTACAAGGAGTGTTTTATTATGAAGCCATTGTCCTCTATGTTCTCTGAATTTCAGAGCGAACAGTATGATAATTTTGAAAGTCTGCCAGAGTGGTTTACACTAAACTATTCTGTGTTCAAAAATAAGTTGAGAGAGATTAAAATCAATTCTACCTCGACATTCTTTTTGAGCAGCGCACGCAACAACATGTATATGATGTGGTATTGGTCTACAGTAGAATCCAACGAACCAGTTAAAGTAACCTTCGAGTTTAATGCGCAGGAAGATAAACTTGAGGCTATGAAGAAACAAATGAAAGAGTGGCTCAAAGAAGGTGGGTACACTAAGACATTTGCTGATGGCAAAGAAACAAAGATGGCTATCAATGTCAAAAACATTGACGAAGTTATCTCTCTATTTGAAGCATTCATGAAGTGAAAGGAAAACTATATCATGCCTAACTGGTGCAACAACTACGTGACCCTTACTGGTCCAAAAGAAAAGATTGATCAACTCATTGCTGAGGTGAAAAAATCTGATGAGCGAGATACTCCCTATGAGATTCTCAATCTTCTACGTCCTCGTCCTGCTGAACAAGAAGAAAATTGGTACAGCTGGAATGTAGAAAATTGGGGAACAAAGTGGGATATCAATCTTGCTGGATACGAAATTGTAGATGACAACACTGTCACACTTTCGTTTGACTCTGCTTGGTCTCCTCCGACTGCATTGTATGAATATCTTGTAGAACAAGAGTGGGAAGTAGACGCATACTACTATGAACCTGGAATGGCTTTCTGTGGTCGCTATCAAGATGGATACGACGATTACTATGAGTATACTGACATGAATGCTGATGAGATCGAAGAAGAAATTCCTTCTGAGATTAATGAGATGTTTGGTATCTCAGAGTATATGCGTGAGTGGGAAACTGATAATGAACAATGGGATCCTGCTGAAGAATTAGATAAGATTGAGGTTCCAAAAAATGACTAATCTTATCGTTGGTTTTGTGCTTGGTTTAATTGTCGCAACTGTTGGGTTTAGTAATTTTGCTAACTTTGCAGATCGACAACTTGATAATGCGAAAGTGATAATTAAGGAGAATGTGAAATGAAAATGCGATTCCTCGCTGTGGCTGTAATCGCACTGATTCTTAGTGCGTGTAGTACGACAAAACCTACTGGAGAAGTTACACAGGAAGGTGCTAAGTTAGCAAAGAACTTTGGTAAGGTAGAAGTAGAATTCTCTATGTGGGGTGATTGGAAAGCAATCAAGTCCACTGCTTCTGCAAACGTGCCAATTGAACACGATGCTGGTATTGAACAGGCTATGAATCTCGCCACACTACGTGCTAAGCGTAACATTGTCGAGTTTATTCAGTCTGATCTGAAGTCCAAGAAAACAGCAGATGCATTTACTGATGCGTTGATTGACCAGAACGTGAGTAAAGAAAGAGCAACGAAACTGTCTCAGAAAATCACTGAAACTATCGTTGAAGAATCATCTGGCATTCTTCGTGGTGCGTATATTGACGATCGTAGAATCACTGATGATGGTAAGAATGTCACTGTGGTTATCGTAGTTGATAAAAAGTCACTTGAGTCTTCCTCTAAACTTAAATCGATGTTCAAAGCGAAATGAAAATCTTTCTTGTAATCCTGTTATTTCTTAGCAGTGTTGCGTTTGCAAAAGAGGTAACAGTAACTGGTTATGGCTCTACCTATGAGAGAGCATTGGCGAATGCTAAGATGCAAGCATTGGAAAGTGTCACAGGCACGTTCATCATAGGTGAGCGTGAAATGAAGAATGACAGATACAACGAACGTGCCGAGCAGTACAATGGTGGGATTATCAAATCGTTCAGAGTTATCGAGCAGAGACAAGAAAACTCTGGAGTGGTAGTCACCATTGTTGCTGATGTTGTAGAAAAGAAAGACAATCGAATCACTGGGAAGAACGAACAAGAGTTCAAGATAGAATTCGGTGAACACGAACAGCGTAGAGTTGTAGTTGATAAACTAGACGATGTGAACAACATGGTTGCTTTTAATGTAAGCAGACCAACATATGAGATAGATCGTAACAGTTCTATTATCACGTTGAACATCGACATGCAACTACAACCAAAGTGGGTGTCTGATATTCAGGCATTTACTGATGTGATAGATGAAAAGGGTAAGACACGAAGCAATACATATGCTAACATTCATGGTGGTGTAGTAAGTGCATTGTTATCGGTTAATCCATTTGCTGCCGTAGCAGTCGGTGTAGCAGGTGCACCATCTGAACCACAGTATTCAGAAAAGAATATGGTTTGCTTTGCGAGTAGTCGTGGTTCGTTTATGAATTGTAAAACTGTTGGTGTAACATTTGTAAACATTCCAAAGTATCCGAAGTTAATTGTTGAAGTAGTAGCGAATGGTGTTTCATATAGAGCATATGAGACTGAGTTAGATATGAAGTTGTATGAATATGTGCATCCAGGAGATTACAAACAGCATAGAATTTTTAAATCTTACAGAGAGACATTTCATCAACCAGCGTGGATGATTTATACAAACGAAAGACAGAACAAGCGAGTGCAGTTTAGTTTAGATAACAATCTCGCTAAAAATGTAGAAAAAGTGCGAGTGTATTTAAGATGAGACCATATGAAGAAGTCGTTGAAGACTGGGTAAGAGAATTTATTTGTACTATGGATGGAGGAATTCTTCGTCCAGGAGATCAATCTGGTGCAGAGCCACTTGGTGTGAAAATTATCTTTGATGGATATGGCTACAACGAAGAAACTAATGAGGAAGACAACGAAAATCTAATGTCATTCGCTGTTTTCGTGCACAAAGATTCTCTCAACGGAGAGGAGTTTCCTGAACACGAACAAACTCCATGGGCATTAATTCATCGACCAAAAGATGAGGTTTGTATTTGGGTATGGTATACAGTTGATACAGATGAGATTGAAGTAGTACCATTTGAAGATGGATCGACTGAAATGGATCATGAAGAGATTTATCGAATCATTGATAAACTTGATAAAGGTGAGTATGAAACAGAAATGGATTGATGCATTCATGGACACTGCGGAGAGATTCGCACAGTTGTCGTCTGCTAAACGATTGAAGGTAGGTGCGGTAGTCGTACAAGACAATCGCATTATCTCTATCGGTTATAACGGTATGCCATCTGGTTGGACCAATGAATGTGAAGTGGAAGTTATTGACGACCGCTGGTACGTCACTACAAAAACGAAAGATGAGGTTATACATGCTGAAGCAAATGCTATTTCGAAACTTGCACGTGATGGTGAACGAGCAGCTGGTGCTACCATGTTTTGTACTCACGCACCTTGCATACAATGTGCTAAAATCATTTATGGTGCAGGAATAAGTAAATTGTACTATCGTGAATCTTACCGAAATACAGAAGGTATTGATTTTTTAATTAAATGTAATATAGAAGTGGAGAAAGTATGAAGACAGTTGGAGATAAATTAGAAGCATTCGTGGTGACAGGTGTAAATCCTGGAAGCGATCAGTTCTTTGATATCACAGAACAAAGTTTTGAAGGTAAGTGGAAAGTTATTGTATACTATCCAAAGGACTTCACATTCGTGTGTCCTACAGAGATCGTTGCATATGATAAGTTGTTCCAAGACTTTGCAGATCGTGATGCAGTTCTATTGACTGGTTCAACAGACAATGAGTTCTGTAAACTAGCATGGCAGAAAGCACATCCTGATTTGGCTAAGATCAAACACATTCAGTTTGCCGATACATCTCGTGAATGGGATAAGTCGCTGATTGATCAGCTTGGTGTATTTTATGCACCTGCTGGCGCAGCACTACGTGCTACATTTATTGTAGATCCAGACAATGTGATTCAACACGTGACTGTGAACAACCTTAATGTTGGTCGTTCACCTGAAGAAACTTTGCGTGTTCTTGACGCATTGCAGACTGGTGAGTTGTGCGCATGTAATCGTACTGTTGGTGGAGATACGCTATAATGGCATTCATTGACGCTGTTAAAGAAGCGTTGCCAGAATACGCAAAGGACACCAAGCTAAACTTGGACGCAGTCCTTTTGCGTAGTTCTCTTGATGTCGATGAAGCGATGGGTTGTGCTGTCGCTGCATTGGCTGCAACTGGCAATGGTAAACTACTGGGTGTTCTGTTAGCAGATGCACCATCAGATGCAAATGCAGCGATGACTGCTGCAAGTTTGATGGCACAGAACAATGTATGGTATCCATATGTAGAAATGGCAGACGATCCTGCTCTCGCTGGATTGCCTGCACAACTACGTATGAATGCGATTGCAACGCATGGTGGTACTACAAAGGGTAGATTTGAGGCATATTCTCTTGCAGCATCTATCGTTGGCAAGTGTCACTTCTGCGTCAAGGCACACTACACTGGATTGAAAGGATTGGGCTACTCTGTAGAACAACTTCGAGATATCGGTCGTATTGCAGCTGTGATGAACGCATGTGCTAAGGTTCTAAACAGTTAATAAAAAAGAAACAAAATATTTTTGAAAAAACTTGACAAATAATCACTTTTGAAGTAAGATCCGTTATAAATAGATGTAGTCGCTGGGATAACCTTACAAGTTGTAGGGTTATTTCAGAAACTGCTTGACAAATAAACTCAATTAAGGTAAGATTCCTTTCTACTATGAAACTCAGAAACATATCCGTTGCAATGCATACCTTATCACAGAAGTGTGATTGGTCAAGTGCACGCCCAACATTTGGATATGCTATTGAGAATCTACCAAGTGGAGGGTTTGGCAAGTAAATTGTAGAGTAAACAGATTACTTACCAAACCCTCTGAGACGAAAGTCCAGAGGGTTTTTTGTTTTAGGGGTTGACAAAAATGTCAACATGAGATAAGATCTCGACCCTGTTCTTTAAAAATTCGGGATTCTGTTGGGGATTGGTGTAGTGGTAGCACACTTGACTTTGACTCAAGTAGTACAAGTTCGATTCTTGTATCCCCTGCCAAACAGAAACATATTATCCTTCGTATCTTGATCATAAGGGTTCAAGCAAGGTAACAATAGTATGTTTCTTTTTGGTAAGTTTAAAACAAAACAGAAAATGTGCTATTCTGTCTCTGAAAAGAGTTTAGCAAGGGTTTGATGTGGTAATGACTTCGACATCATGTAATAGTCAGTTCCTTGTTAGCATTTGATTTTATGCAGGTATAACTCAATGGTAGAGTAATCGGCTTTTAACCGATAAGTTGTGAGTTCGAGTCTCACTGCCTGTACCAATTCGATGGTGTCCATAGTGTAGTGGTCTGCACTTCTTGCTGTGAACGAGAGAGTATGAGTTCGATCCT